ACTTGCAAAGCATTTATAGTCGTGTTCCAGATTAGATCACCAGCGTTGAATTTTAAAGTATCTCTTTTGTTTTCAGTGAATTGCGCTGTTGCGTCTGGATCAAAGGCATCCAAGCTTATCTCTAAAAGCCGAACCGCCTTGTTAAAAGTAACGCCATTTACATTAGCGTTGCCATTAACAAACGGTAATCTGCCTTGTAGTAACTTGCTCATCGCCGCCCATTAGGCTGTATATCTAAACGGGTGCCACCAATTCTAAACCCAACACCCGTGCGAACACCTGTTGTGCCGTCATCATCAGACTCAAATCGCACAACCGCTTGGCGCGCTCTAGCTCGAGTATCTACTTTGGTGGTGGTGCTGGTGATCGTGGACGTTTGATCCGTGGTCAATGTGTTACCTGGGAAGTTTCTTGCCTTCAACACAAAGTTTATTGTTTGGTTTTCACCGTCACCTGTAAACTTCACATCTGGTATACACCTACGCACAAACTGAAAGTCCTCACCTTCTCCAATATCAAAGTCTGCGCTCTCAATAAACACGTTGTCCATTGGAGAGCCATCGTCATCAAATCCAGTTTCGTGCTTGTAGATTAAGTTGCTGTTGCTGTCTGATCCATATGCTGCAGCCCTAGGGAACGACTCTATGCCCTCATCAAGCCAAGCTGTGCGAGAAAGCTGGCCAATAGACCAAGTTTGTTCTAGATAGTTGTAGGCTACATAACGATTAACTAAGTCTGAATCTGACGAACAATAGAACCAACCAACCTCATCAAACTGTTTGTTAACAAACCCAAAGACTTGGAATGCTTGGCCTTCATTTAAGTCATCAAACACATAAGAATGCACGCTACAGGACAGTGGCTGAACCGCTCCCTGGTACGAATAAAAGCCTTTCTTATCCATCCAAAATACGCCAGATGGTGTATTCACCACAGCGTTAGGCCCAATCAAGCTCACACCTTCATTGATCAAGTTCAAGCCAAACGTTAATGGAGGCCCAATAAACTGCAGGCTATACAGCGCAACGTCAGTCCATATAAGCGTTTCCTGTCTTGCTCTAAGGCCACCAATAATTTGTGAGCCAGCTGAACAGCGCAGTGAACCTGCGGTGTTTGTGGATAATGGTTCCCACTCAGCAGCATTCTCTTGATCGGAGAAAGCAACCAGCAGTGGGTCAACAGACCCAGACCTAGCGCCACTCACAATTGGGTCTGCACCTAGAACGATCGCGTGTCTATCAACATCAGATACCAGCACTTGCAGCCCCACAGTTGGGGCAAGATTAGCGCCAGTTAAAGATGTTAAAGGAAGTGCTCTAGAGGAGAAGCTTGTGTAGTCCCAGTAGAAAATTCCACCACCTCGCACACAAGACAACAAGTCTTCACCAAATGAATCCAGCGACCACAATCTTAACTGATTAGATGCACTGATTGCGCTTGTAGAACCCCAGCCACCAGCACCCCAGGCACCAGCGCCAAACCCCGAACCAGCAACAAACACATCTAAGCCGACATTGATTTGATAAGACCCATCAACACCCGAACCGCCATTGCCTGTATCAGAAGCGTTGGCTGTAACAGCTGCGCCACTCGTGTCTTTTGCTGTAATCGTGTAACTGTTTGTGTCAACGATAGTGGCTATTTCGTATTCTTGATTTAATACTTCAGCTGTTATGTTGCCGCCCAAGGATACAGCGCCAGATATGGTGACAAAGTCTCCCTTAGCCGCGCCATGGCTTGAATCTGTAACCGTAAGCGTAGAAGAACCATTTACAGCAGCAAACGTAATGCTGTTTGTAGATGTTTTTCTTATGGGGGTGATATCGTCGTAGCCAGCGCCCTCCTGTATGTACAGCTTGGTGCGGGTTCCCAGAGCAAGCAGCTTCGTACCATCAAGCGCAACCCAACCCAGAAGCTTTCTGCCTGTGCCGTTGTACGTTTCAGTAATGTACTTTTCCCAACCACCTATCTTTTCAGGAAATCCTTTTCTAAAGCGCACCAAGTTGCCGTCAAACCACCCGCCTTCTGCTGTGTAGTCAGTGCCTTCTTTGTTGATGCCAGGGTTGAAGATAAATTTTTGCAAAGCCATTACTGATACTCCCCTGTGCGGATCATCTCAGTCACCTCAACGGCACGGTTGCCTACCTGAGTGGCCCACCGACTGTCCATAAACTCATCGGCTGCAATATCAAACTGTTCGCGAGACATCGCCTCCAAAGCGTTAACAAATCCTCGCAATCGGGTGAGGCCAAGGTTGAAACAGATGTCAATCATCGCATCTTGTCGCGCTTCGTTGAGTGCGGGGAACCAGAAATAGGCGTCTTCAAGTTCTTCTCGCACGCGCTTAATATCGTTGTTTAAGAGGTATTCAATCTCATCATCTGACAAGCCAAGACCAGATTCGCTGATGTTGCGGCCAACGCCTAAAGTTTCATACCCGGCGGAGCACAGGTATACATGACTGCGTACACCCTCATGCAGCTTCAGCATTTCAATTAGTTTGGTCATTACTTCTCCCTACTCACGCCTCTGGTCTTCTCGTAGCTTCTCATAGCGCCTAAACCGAGCATCCCAGTCATTGTAGTCATCAACAACGACGGGTCTATCTCAGGAACTTCTACCCAGATACCCGCAATCGGCGCGATCAGTACATGATACAGAAGACCCAGACTACAGCACCAACCAATGCTAGGACGCCACCCGGCAACGAATAACGACTTATGTGCAGCCTCAACCTTATTGACTTCTAGCTGCCCCTTGGCTAGTTCATTCGCATGGCGCTCTGCAAGCGTGCTCAACTCAAAGGCGATACGATTCTTTTCGTCTTTGTCCTCAATTACCTTATCTAGTAGCTGAGTGGCTGGGCCTATGATTGATCCGAGTATGCTCATTACGCCACCTTAAACACGACATTAAAGCAACGAGGGCACAGCGTTTTCGCCTTGTGATGTATAAAGTGCATTACATGACCCCTCTTATTGCACCGCTGGCAGCGTATTTCAGTTCTTTTGTCATCGCTCACCGACCCTTCGCCATATACGCTGTAGCGCCAAAGTATAGCCCTACAATGCTTGCCTGACTAAGAAACAGCATGTCGCTCAGAGAAGCCATAGTGGACAAACGGGACTCAGGGATAAATGGCATAAGTGGTAGTAAAGCGTAAACGACCATACTGCTAAGAGACACCCAAGCCATTCGTCGTTGACTATCTGCTTTCTCTTCACGCAGTTCGATTTCAACAAGCTCTTGATTTCGTGCCAATTCTTCATCGCTCACGACCCCATCTCCATCTAGGTCGTACTGAGCATACCGCGATTTAGGCTCTAATTTCTTAGGACTCATTAGTCATCATCCTTCCTAGCTGGATCACGAAACAGTATCTTGGTACCTGCTTCTGAGGTAGGTATTTCTCTTACACGGCAATAAGTCTTGAAATAACTATTGTTGCTCAGTAGCTCGTTTATCTTGCCTACAGACTGAGCGTTAAGCGCCTTAGAGTATTCTAAGCACGAGGTCAGTTCTCTAAAGTACAACTCCTCGCCTGTGGGTTGCCCACGCTCAAGAACAATTAATACAAAAATCATCATGGTCATGCGCGTATGTCCAATGAGAACTGATCTTCAACCTTTACAATAGTAGAAAGAACTTCGCCGTTTTTATAGTAATAATACGTTTCGCTGTAATGCGTTGTAGCTTCTACTTTGTCGGTGCGAGTACGACTGATCTGATCTAGACGCAACAGCCTATGTACCTTGTCTTTGACCACCACTTCTGATGGTGCGTTAACGCTGTTGGGAAATACTGGCGGAATATCCACTTAGAGCCTCCGCTTTTTCTGCACAGCCTGAGCGCGCACAGCTTTTGGCTTAACAAGCTCCCAAGTGAGCAGTTCTACATCAAGTTGATGTGCTGTGCCTAAAACACGCGGCATCGTGTTTTGTATGTAGATCTGAGCGCCGTACCCGCACTGGCGGTGGTTGTATCGTAACCATGCCAGCGCAAGGCAGTGACGGTATGCAGGAGGATTGACTAGCTCCAACATCCGCCATTCCCGCAAATCACAAAACAGATTCGGGTTGGCGGGGTTGTACTCTAGTTCTGCTTCAGCATTATCTCTATTAGCTGCTGGAGTTTTGCGTCGGATGCTTTCGCTGTCTCGCTCTGCTCCGCCAATGAATCGACGATAGCCTCGATCTTGCTCGCATTGACTGCTGCTAATTTTCCCGTGGCTTGTGCCTCTTCAACTGTTTTTTCTACTACAGCTTCAATACGATCCACTTCTTCTTGTGTAGCCTGTGCTTGCGCCTGACTAGCACCCCATACAACAGCACCCGACAGTACAGCTAAAAACGCTGGCAATGCCCACGTTGGGACTCGGATTCCTTCATCTGACATATCAACCTCCTAAAAACTGTGGCACCAAGATGCTCACTACAATCAAACCAATAATCCACCATAGCCTATTGGATACAGTGTCCATCTTTGCTTCAAGCTCATCAAACCGCTTAGACCCACTTGCAAGGCGTTCCTCAATACGCAGGTAACGCTGCTCACACACTTGCTCGTGAGTAGAGATCTGGTTCAATGCCTTATCACCTTTATCCAAGCCCCATTCCTCTGCCATCGCTAGATAGCACATAGTTATTCTTTTGCTTTACCCACATTCAAAGCGAGGGCTTCAATCACTGGATACACATAGGTTGATAAAAATGCGTCATCTTTTGGGGTGGGCGTGGCGGCGCACACAGCAGATGCAATGACTGACAAGGTAGTCAACGTGGTTACAATCTCCATCAAGCTCATGCGGCTATCTCCTCTCTAAAACAATTCAAGTTGGCCGCTACAGTGCGGCGTTCACCTTCACCCCGGAAGGGGTAAACCATGTGCTGCATCCACTGCGGGAACATGTACAGCTTGCCTACTTGTGGGCGCACCACGATGTTCTGCGTAGGTTTCAGCCGCTCTTTGTCCCAAGACGAGCTTTGCCCGTAGTTGAAGCATAAGCACCCATCAGACTCGCCAGAAGCATTATACAGGCCGTAGTCCTCTGATCCGGGTCGTGGCCCTTGTTCTATCTGTGGTGGCACCTTTGTCCAAGTCGTGCAGCTAATACCCATCACCGTCTTTGTGCCGTGGTCGTGAATCGGATTGTAGTCACCTGCATAGCTATGTACCGACCACACCTCATCCATCTCGACGTTTCTGGCACCGTCAAGCATTTGGCCTGAACCTTTCATAAAGGCATTAATATACTCAGCACCCATAGCACACAGGAATTTAGAAAAGCCAGACACAAGATCATGGTTGTGATCCATTCTAAGCTGTTCTCCCTCGCTGATTTGACCAACGAGCGTATCCGCTGCTGTAACCCGCCCTTCTTCTTCAAGGAGGCCATCAAGGTACTCGTTGAGTTGAGTAACAAAGCCCTCTGGAATGTCTAGCTCCATCAGAAACACTGACGGTAGCGGGTGCATCATGTAGGAGATTTCGGCCATTACTGAACGACAGCTTCGTCTTCTTCTACAGGCTGCACAGAGTCAGAGATAGCCTTGATGTACATTTGCAACAGGGCTTGGCGTTCGTTCATTTGGATCTGCAATGCAGACACCTCACGGCGTAACTCGTTAACTCTAGCTATGTTCGCTTGAGTCTCTACAGCCAAACCTTCAAATGAATACTCTTCGCCATCAATCGTGACTTTGTTTTCTTCGCTCATGGTAGTCCTTATGCTGAGTACGCTTCGGCAGCAGAGATCGCTGCATCAATGGATGACATATCTTCACTGCCCCAATCGTCCAAGTCTTTCATAAACGACAGGTAGCCAGAGCTACGCATAACGCGCTCTTTCTTTTCTTCACCTGTCATGTCGTTACAAAAGTCGTTGTCATCGTCAAGACAGTTAGTGATTACGCTTACACTGCCCAGCATTGCTGAGTAGTCCTGTGCTTTTTGCTCGTCAGAGCGTTCTACTGATTCAGCCATTTCTAGCCTCCTGATTTTAGTGTTTCTATTTCTGCTTGTAAGGCGGTTACTTGTGTAGATAGTTTTTGAACTGCGTTGACCAGGGGTATGACGAACATCTCACGAGATAATTGTTGAACCCCGTGTTGGTCTTGAAGCCAACCTCCCCAATCACTAACCCCCGCTGTATCCAATGCAGCTTTGACTTCTTGGGCTATGAACCCGTGCATTGTGGACTCAGTATCCATGTCGTTATCAGCAGGATCTTCTTTGTAGAGATGCGCTAACTCTGCATCAGTAGAATCAAGTTCGTGACTTGCCTTCCAGTTGTACTTAACTGTTCTTAGGTCATTGATAAAATCAAGGCCAAGGTCAGTGTTTTGCACGTTTTTCTTCAAACGCTCATCAGAAGACCTAGACCAGCTTGCGTCTACCGCAAAATTGTTACTTACAACATTACTGGCTTTGCCAAAACTAAAGTAGCTGTTATCAATAGCCGTTATGTTATGACCTATAACAATCTGATTAGATCCGTTTGTTTGGTGAGCATCGCAACCGTAACCAATAATTACATTATTGTTCCCTGTTTCTAGAGCATCACCTGCTGTTGCGCCTAAAAGCGTGTTGACCCCACCAGAGGAAATAGATTTTCCTGCACTCATTCCTACAGCGGTGTTGTTTGAGCCAGTAGTTACTTCTAAACAGTCTTTGCCGACAGCAGTGTTATCATCGCCACAGTTCCCAGAAAGCGCCGACTTACCTACGGCGGTATTTTCAGTGCCATCATTTGTGCCATCACCTGCAAGAGCGCCGATAAAAGTATTGTCTACCCCTGTGGTGACTGACAGCCCTGCGCTGTGACCTACGGCTACGTTGTAAGTATTAGTTGCGGTAGCAAAGTTTTGAGCATTAAGGGCAGCGTAAC